CCCTGTTACATCAATGTCCCCTAACGGGTTGCTTTATAACTGTACAGATTTAGGTTACAAAGCAAAGACCATTCATGGTCAAGTAAATAGTACATTGGTGAAATCGGAAGGTCCCAATCGAATGTGACCTTCCACCTTACTCCGTAAGTCAGATTCCTAGCCCGAACCATCAAGCTGTACAGGTTCGGAGATCTGACCTTGCGTTCGATCGCCGACTCAACGATTGTACTAGCAATTGACGAAGTCACCTCTCCTTTAAGCATCGCAAGGAGTAAACCAGGCCCATAAATAGCGATCTGGCAACCTTGAAATGTCACAATTTCAGGTTTAGGAACGTAGCATGGATAGCCACGCGCCCTCCTCTGATAATCGTACTCCATCTTTACGACGGACTCTGGTCGTGGGAACTTAGGTGCCAAACTTTCAGGCACCTTCAAACCCGCTGTATCTGCCTCAGAAATGGGTACCAGGAATTTTTCTGGAATAGAAGCCCATAAGGCCTTACAGGTTCGAGGGAGGGGTATACGTTGAAACCCACTCCATGCGACCAGTCGATTTAGGAGAGATAATCTATCCTGTGGTGTTTTTAAAGACTTGGCGTAGATAGGCCGAACATTCGACCCGCAAAACCAATCGGCACCGCAAGATTCACGGAAGTCGCCCAAAATGAACGACTTCTCGGTATTAACCTTTCCCCCAATTACCTCCTCAATTAAATAGAAGGTATCGGGAACGCATTTTACTGGGACGATAAGATCGTCACCAAATACGCCCCAAGAAGGGAGACTAACGTCACTTAGATCTGATCCAAGCAACGTCCCCTGGGTTATAAAGGACGAGACATCAAGTTCATCCGAACCCGAGGTTTGCGACCAGCGAAGGGCATTTTTACTTGCCGAACTGGCCGAGGCTAAATAAGGCTGCCGATGACAGGGATAACCTGAAAATTCGAGGGCAGTCCTCACTACCGAGTAGAAGATCGCAGTTTGAAGGACGAAGGTAAAACCGTTGCCCATCGTACTGCACATCTGAAGCTCGATATATTCATCCCATGGAAGAAGTGTCTTTTGAACACGGGCCATGGAGATAAGGTCAAGCAACGGATGCGACCCAAGTAATTCCTGCACCAACGACCAAGGAATGCGATTACTCGCTTCTTTAAGGTCAATGGTCGCAAGAGACCCGTCAACAGAAGCTCTACCCGCTAACTCGCGATTAATTGCTTGTTGCGTAGAGAGATCAACACCGCTATGAGCACTCAAATAGTGTTCTATTAGTGTCGCGATCCCTTTCTGAGCCCACATATTGACAGTGGGTTGGACCTCTATACTTCTTTCCGTATTAAAGGATTTCGGAACAGAGTCGTAACGACCTCCATCAACCACCTGGCATCCCAAGCTAGCATTCCTCTGTTGTTCAAAGGATGCTCGTAGGGAATTAGGTCCAAGTGTCGTCCAAAATAAACTAAGGAGTTCCTCAGAAGTAGCAGTGATAGAACTCAGGCCGAATTTCTCTAGCCATGAGTTCCCAGACGCGTTTAATCCGGCTCCGGGCCCTATATCGCCAAGTAGAAAAACATTGTCCCAAGAAAATGGATTAGATCCATCGAATCCAGGGATATCTACGAGAGACAAGGGCACAGGTCGGTCGAAGATCGAAATAAAATTCGTCTTCAATGCGTTAAAGTAGGATTTCCTTTTCTCACTAGCCAGACCAAAATAAGCAGGATTCGCAGTTAAGCGACCCGCTTGGACTGACAAAGGAGGGATAGGGCGTCCTGGCACATCCCAAGAGTCGCATTCTGAATTCGACTCTAGGAACGCTAAGAGACACGTCTCCTTTGCATTTGGGGACGTATCATCTTCACACTTCTTAAAAATACAATTAAGAAGTGCTAACGCAGCGACTTCTTTTTCGGTAGCTCCGGGACGTAGTATGGCAGAGCCTCCTGTTGGAGGGATGTCAAATATAGTGTCCGGAAGTCCGCATAAAGAAGCGAGAACGTCACGCTTAAGACAATCATGGAGGTAAGAAATAGTAGGCTGACTAGCCATACGAGTCTCCTTAAAAAGGCTTTGAAAGAGCTAGAAACCTCGTGATTCACGACCATCTCGACTGGAGTCATTAAAGACTACCGGTCGTTACCAAGTCACCCATATTAGCAGACTGTTGTGAAACAGCGCCAACGTGAGCGGACAAGGCCGCCTTGATGGACAACGGATCATAACTATCAGCACCAGCTGGTACGGATATCTCCGTTGTAATGATCATGATCTGAGACGCCTGATCGGCCGCTACAAGCACACCCTTACGGGTAATAACTTTGTAGACGTTCTTAGGCACAGACCGAATTTGGGATCCGACAACATTCCCCACCCATGATATCATTTTGAAAGCTTTTGGCCGCCAAAATGCGATCGTAAATGGGGTAGAAATTGCGTGAGGCAGTACGCCAGTTTGGGTACCACCAAGCGCAGAAACCAACCATTGCTTAGCGTTGTTATCCGGATTAGTATCCGCAACGTTAGTGTAAGTTGGAGAAGTCAGCCCAGTCTGTGTAGCCCCAGTAATAGGGCTTGTGACTGCAATAGTCATAGAGTAAATCTCACGGATTAAAGTTGATGAGTTACTTGCGCAGCTTACTTAAAGCCAGAGCAAGCATGTTGGCCCATTTCAGTCCCAAAGGAGGGTAACTGACATGTAAACCAGCATCGGCAATCGACAGAGTCGACCGATTAAGTCTGGAAGCGGTTTGTTTTCCGCTCCAGCTACCTGCAGGACAAGACGTGACAGCCCAAGTGTTATCACCCGGGCCCGGATTCCATCTGGATACGTACGATAATGTCGAAACAGTTCTCGCCGTTTTCACTGCGTAAATCCACTCGGCGTCGTGATACGCAACAGCGTTCAACGTTTGGCCTACGTTCACGAAATAGTCCACAAGGAAAGACCAAGGAGTGATCTCCCACAAGGTGGGAACGAATTGGCGAAAAGATATACCATATCGTTCGGCTGAGCCTCTCAAAGGATTTTCTCGAGAGGGAAGTTCGCATTTCAAAGCGCCTTTGTAACGGACATCCGTCTCTTTGGTTAGCAATGTGCGAACGTCATACACTGCGGCGTTATTAGGCATAAATGACTTACTAATGGATTGAAAAGTCACCTTTTTACCGCCGGAGAACCGACAACTGACGGTTCGAACCTCAACCTTAGGGCCATAAAACGCCTCCGCTGCTGACTCAATGTCAGACAGTATAGGAGAAACGCCAAAGGCCCATTCCAACCACAGGTCAGAAGCATCGGCAAGGACACGACGTGTAGCAATAACGCGTGACCCAGGTCGCCAACGTATGTACCTACGATACGCACGGAGAAGAATTTTAACTTCCCTATGACGCATCTTGTACAATTTCAAAATACGCTGACCATTAACGCCGATGAGTTGGAGGGACTCTCCCAACTCGGCAGCAAACACGAGCCCTTTGAAAGGGGATAACGCATCAGCTGCTTTGGAGTAGAATTTCCCAACCCCAGACCCGACGACTGAAGTATCGTGGGCAGGTATAGCCAAACTACTTAAAGAGGCTAACCAGTTCCCACTCCACGTCACCGAGGCCATCGCTCCAGTAGACTTACGTCTCAACGTAGCCTTACCAGAGTAAGACGGCGCCTCAAGAGTCCTTTGTAACTTATCGTAGGCTGAAGAAGCATTTTGCAAGGTAGCAATTTTGCTCTTCCAGCCAGGCACTGGAACCCCAGTGGTTTGTTTGTAACAATCCACTGTAAGACTATAGTCAGTTTTGATTCGGCCAGCCGTATCAACGGATTGCTGTTTCAGCACTCTATAGTCGTGTTTGGTCTCAGTACTCATGCGAACCCTCAAGGATGAGGCGTCCCCCGAAG